GAGGAATTTAGAACCGAGTTCAATGATGTGCTTGAACTCCTCCAGAGAAGTAATATTGCTGATATTGATAGACCCAAGATTACATACGTCAGAGTCATCTTCAGACGTAACTTCTGTACAAGCGTTGCGAAGGGTTTCATTTTGTTTCTCTCCAAAGTTAAAGCTAAAGCCAGGCTCCCCTGTCATCATAGCCTGCCGTACATTCTCTTGAAAGGTATGTAGCTTGTGCCGTTCATGATGGTACAGCCACTTGTCGTCGTAGTTGACAGAGATGTTAGTCATGTCAAGGTTAGCAGGGAAGTTAAAGTCCTGTGCCTTTAGTTCCTTAATATGTTCTGGCCAGTTCTTAGCCTTAAGAAAAAGGGGAATATCCTCGTGCAGCCAGTTGAGACTTGCGTAGATTGCGGACCTTCGTGAGCCACCTTGCATCACCCCGCGACCAACTTCGTTTATCATCTGCATCAGTGGAATCGGACCGCTGGACAATCCACCAGTACGACGTAGCGGCTTCCCGGCAGGACGGAGAATAGAATAGTCGATCCCAATGCCACCCCCAGTCATTAGGCAACTCACTGCCCGCTGTGTTAGTGCTGCCCATTCTTCCCTCGTATCTTCCTCTGCTCGTAGCAGAAAGCAATTGTTAAAGTAACTGTTATCACGACCACCATACCACAGGTACCGGCCACCCGGGATGAACTTCATCTCCTTGATGTACTCGGCAAGCTGTGCTTGGTCTTCCTTTGACATCAGATCACGATCAGTACCGCGACGAGTGCCACATACATCATCCACCACACGCTCAGCAAGAGCATCCCAAGTATCTTCTGGACCCTGCGCATACTTAGTCCTGAAGATCGTCTCGGCAAAACTGTTCTTGAATCGTTGTACTTGCATTGTATTCCTTTATTTGTTGGAGGCGGTCTTGTTCTTTTATGTGTGCAAGGATGCACTTTTTAACCGCCCTGTTTTCATGCTTCAGTTTGTTGTCAGGATTAGTCGGGTTCTTCTTCCCCACCCATGTCCTCGGGATCTTCATCGTAGTATTCTCGTAGTTTGTCTTGATGTGCTTCGACTTCATCGGTGAGATAATCAACCATCTCGGCCACTGATAGATCCAGAAGGTCAAGTATTTCATCTGTATCCTCCCACATTAGTTTCTCCTTTAGGTTCTCAATGGTTAGCATCACGGCATCCAGTTAAACAACCCGTCTGCATGTTTGGCGAGTTCATTGTTGATTGCTTTGGCAACAGCGCGGATTTCCCATTGGGCATGTACGTCTGCCCGAAGTTTGATAAAGTCGAGCCACGCTTGAAAGTTCCCCGTGACCACCAGTTCAGTACACGTACCTTCTGGTAGGACAAAGCGTGCATCTTCTTTCTTAACCCCTGCTGCAATGAGTTCTTGGTATACTGCGTATGCACTTTGGTATGCAGAACTAATTCTTGTATCCATTTTTGTACCGGGATATACATGTTGTGGAATATCTTCTTCACAATAACGCTGACTCCTTTGCAAAAAGTCTAGGTGTTTAGATCTTACGAACTGATGAGAGCAAATCCGGCTAATGCCAGACACGTGGAAAGTAGCATGTGCAAACCGAAGGGTAGCAAGATGCCCCTTATCCCTGCAGCTAATAGCACGCTTGGTATTAGAACGAACATCCCGCTTAGAGTTATAGCAAATGCCAGCACAATCGCCAATAAAATTGAGAGAATCATCTGTGATCCTTAAGAGTTCTACTTTCATACATAGTACCTGTGCTGTAGCTCCTCAATCAGAGCTGTTTGTTTGGTGATTACTTCAGCAGCATCCACTAGCGCCGCACGTAGCTCCGCATTGGTCTCCATGGATTGCTTCAAGCTGGCCCACAACAGACTGTTCTCGTGTGTTACCGTCTTTGGACGCAGCGGTTCGATAGTCTCCATCGCCTTTAAGGACTCCATCTTCTTTCCTCTTTGTAAGTTTACTGTAGTTGATTTGTAGAATTTCTTCAAACGTGTAGCCCATGGCATCAGCCAGTCGTGCTAGGTACCATGCTACGTCGCCGAGTTCATAAGCAATCGCACCGGGGTCAAGCTTGCCGTCACGGATATACTTCTTTACCTTCCCTGCGACCTCACCAGCCTCACTAGTAATTCCCAGAGCCAGATAGAAAATCTCCATATCAGACCCACTACCAGCTTCCGGGTAGATCGCCGTTGCCATTGCCTTTTCTTGATAGTCATTAGCCTGCACAGTTAAGTTCCTCGTGAGCAATTAGAGCGTTAAGATAAATCTGAGCCTTGTGTAGATCGTGTACGCCATCCTTCTCACGCCAACGATATACATACTTCATGATGTTACCCTCTGCAAAGGGTACGTCTTTTTCAATCAGGAGATCCATTAACATAGTGTCTCCGTAATGCTTAGGTGCCTGTTCCATATTTAGTCCTTAGATATTTAAGTGATACGAACATCTCGTCAAAGCTACCATCCTGTACCTCGTGTAGCATGATGATGCCTCGCCAGTGTTTGTTTGTTTGGTGGTCTAGATAACCTTCATCATGCTCATAACAACTACCGGCAATGATGCAAGTAATGTTAGAGCCATCGGGCCTTTTTCCGTAAGCCACCTGCCGTCCTTGCTGGTGTCCAGCAATACAAGACATGTGGAGTTTCCCAACCATAGCACTAGCAGTAGTAGTGGGTCTCCCCATGACGCCAGTTGGAAAGTAATGACAATATGCAACACCATCCACAACCACTGGATTGAGGAAAGGGTGAACCTCCCAATCTTTATACGGAAGGTCTCCTGTCTTGATAAGTCCTTCGAGCTTAGGGTCATTCTCGATTGCTCTGTTGATTCTGTGTTCATGATTACCTAATGTCAGAATGTATCTAGGTTTGTACTGCTTCTCTTTATTCTTCTTAGCACGTTGGTTTGCTTCATGTATAGGAGCAAGCAGATGATCCATAGCATGGTGCGCTGCTCCAATGTCCTTAACATATCGCTTACCTTCAAAGCTTTTCTTACCAACATCATAACTACTTAGGCTCTCCATATCTGCAAAGTCACCTAAGTGGATGACTACATCTGGTTTCTTCTCTACGATATACTTACCGATGTGTGTTAGGTATTCATAGCTCTCTCCGTACTTAACTTGTGTGTCAGGAATGATCAGGTGAGTGGTCATTATCCTCCTTTATCCAGCTTTGGATTTGTGTTGTGTCCTTCATGCTACAGAACTTGAAGCCATACTTCTCTGCCCACTTAGCGTGCGACATCTTAGTACCTCCACATAACTTGTTAGGGTTGTCAAAGACGAACCGCAGATCCAGATCTGGGTGTTGTTCTTTGAGCAGCACATACTTGCGCCTTTCAGCGTAGTCACTAAGATAGCCTTTGGTTTCGATCAGGAGGCCATTCACTAGCGTCCAGTCCACCGTGTAGGTGTGCTTGGATTCCGGTACAGTGTATGGGATCTTGGTTACTTCGTACTCGTAAGGAACGTCGAACTCCTTCAGCAGTACCTCGAACCTTTCCTCCAATCGTGAGCGTCTCTTAGCTGTCATGCGACGTGGAGATCTGGGTATCGCTTGGGGGTTCCATTGATGAGGTCCAAGCTGCTTGCTTTGCTAGCATAGAGTCCATCCCATCCCCATTGACAAGGGTACCAAACGTCTCGTTCTTCATCGTACCACGCCCCGTTGATGTAATCAGATTCAAAGACTTCATATATTCTAATGCGGCTTCCGCCTCTTGTTGACATTCCTTTGTTAAAGTTAAGTTGTGTTGGTTTGCCCATACACCTTCCTCTCTTTGTAGAATCCATAGACAGTTTGCATTCATCACGAACCGTTGTGGATCATTATATTTTTCATACACTAGGTCACACATCTCCTGCTCGTCATTAAGCCAGCCGATAAGCTTCTCTGCTTTCTTTGGCCCAATGCCTGCGATGCCGTGGATGTTATCACTGGTATCACCTATCATCATCTGCATCCAGAACTTCCTGATACCATCCATGTAGGACACACGTTGCTTCTCAAGCTTGACGAAGTTCCAGTGCATCCCGGGTATCATCAGGAGGTCCTTGTCGATGCTACAAATGATACTGTCTGATCGTTGTTGAATTCCCAATAGGTCATCGGATTCGTAGATACCGGAAGGTATGGCGTTCCAACAGTCCCGTACATATTGGTATGCGGATTCCAAATGGAAAGGCTTTGGTTGTGTGCGATTAGCCTTGTAATCAGGGTTAAGTTTGTATCGGAAATTCTGCTCACCTTTAATGTAGAACTCAAACTCTGTTGCCTCTGTGTCATCAAGGATCTGCTGCATCAGGTTATCAATTCGATTGATCACCAACTCAACAGGCTCATCCTCTTTGACAGAAGCGGCACAGCGGTACGCTACAATATCACCATCAATTAATGCTCGCATTGCTGCTCCTTTAGGTGGGTGTGGTGACGGACTCGAACCGCCTATCAGATTCCCTTGTCAGGATGCCTATACCCTTTGGCTTACCACACCCATTAATCTTAGTAAGGTACGTCGTCGTCGTTGATCTCTGGTAGCTTCTTATCAGCGTCAGTGTTGACACCAAGAACGTAGTCTACATAGAATTGTGCGAGATGCGTGACCTCTTCAGGAGTAGGGTTCTTCTTGTCAGTCTTGAGGCTGTCGATAGCATAGCCAAGACAGGACTGCTTGATGATATATACCTGCTTCTTAGCTCGCTCTTCAGGAGTCTCGAAGTTACTCTTGGGTGCTGCGGTTGCGGCTACCGCTGCTCCGCCTGCTGCCTTTGCTGGTGCTGCCATAGGTGTGTTCTCCCCTTGTTCAATTCCAATCCACTGCCAGTACCCTGCATCATCCTTCTGACGCAGGATGGTAAAGACATCACCCTTCTTAGCTGCCTTGAGGGTAGCATATACAGTCTTATCACCATACTGGTTGTGCTTCTTGGCTTCAATCTTGTCTTCAAACGTCTGGTTCTTGAACGAAATGTCAAGGACTTTGTAAGGCTTGCCTGCCTTGCTGGTTGCTTCAGACTCTTCAACATCAATAATACGAATGACCATTGTGGACATATTTTTTCCTTTAGATTTGTACTTCAGTTAACTCTAACATATTGGGACCTACTGATACTTCACCCATCATGGGCACATTCCATTCCACACCAGTTGCCTGAGTAATAAGCTTTGGTAACTCCCTAAACGTAGAATCAAAAAGGGACGCAACAGCTTTCACTTCTACATCAGGACAGTCTGCAACAACAGAGTCGTGTACAGTGAGGATTAGTTTAGACTTCAGACCTTCACGCTTCATGCGTTGTCTGATGACTACCCTAGCTACTGCCATTACATCTGCGCCCAACCCTTGGTTAATGTAGTTTGTAATATCTGGTTCAGACCATACCATCTCGCCCCGCTTATTCATCTTGGGTGCGTAGTTGTATGACCTGCCGAAAGGACTTGTGATTACACCATTAAACTTTGCCTCCTTAATTAAGTTCATGTGGAGATCATAGATCCCCTTATACTTGTCGTAGTACCTGTCAATTACTTCCTGCCAGAAGTCAACCTTCCTACTAACTCCCTTAAAATCGTTGTCCATTGAGTAGGCGTAGGCTGTCCCTCGATAGATCCAGCGGAACAAGAATACCTTAGCAATGAGGCGAGATGGAAGGTTGAAGGCCGCTTGGTTGGCTCTGTGGATGTCATTCTTTGTTGGGTCATCTACTACTCCTTGCCATTCGTCAATGCCAACCTTGTCTTGGCTTAGGAATAGCTCAGTGCACCACTCAAGGGCCTTGGCATCAACGTTTACAATCATTTAGTACCTCGATATGCAGAACTTCTTCGCCTCCTTAGGCGTGTTCTGTAGGTTAGGTTTAGTACTTGACAATCTACCAGTAATAGCTTGACATTGGTTCAAAGATGTGTGTATTACACCCGGGTTCCACCCGTTTTTCTCAATCACATTAGGATACCCTGTCAAGTATGTACCAATAAGTTTTTCCATCTTGCTGCGTTCAAGGAACAGGGAGATTAGCTTCTTGAC